ACAACGACCTCATCGACGGCAAGCGGAAGTCGAACAGCGCCGCCGAGAAGGACCGCCGGGTCCGCTCCGGGAGCGCCGACGACCCCTCTACTGCGCTCACCCAAGAAGTGAGCGCAGTAACTAGGGAATCGAGCGAATCTACTGCGCTCACTTCCATGGGTGAGCGCAGTAACCCTCTACTGCGCTCACCCATGGGTGAGCTGCCACCTAAAGAACAAAGATCACCTCTCACTGGGGGCGCGCCGCCCCCAGACCCCCGACGGCCCGAACCCCCGACTGCGTCGGGTGCTCGGCTCGGAGCGAAACCGTCAATCTCAGCGGCCCATCACCCAGCCCAAGACCAACAGGGTGACCCACTCCCGCACGCGAGCGCACGCGGCCCGTGCCCCGCCGAGCACGTCGCACCCCTCATCGATTTCTTCACCAGGGAGGTCTCATGAAACTCGGCCCACGCGACAACTGCCGCCACTGCGAAGAACAGATCATGATCTGCCAGCTCCGCGACGGGAAATGGCTCCCGTTCAACCTCGCCATGATCGAGGCAGCACCGGACGCCGTAGACGCCTTCCTGCCGATCCGCTCGGGCGCCTCCGCCGTCCTGGTGCCCCTCGCCGACGTCGCACCCCGGCAGCTCGAAGACATCCGCTGGTACGCCCAGCGGCACCGCTGCGCCGCGTTCCTGCGCACCGTCGCCGCCAAACGAGCCGAGCGGGCAGCCCAGCGCGAAGGCGTCGACAGCCTCGCCGAAGCCCTGGCCGAGCACTTCGGCCTCGCCGAGTCCAAGGAGATCTCATGATGGCCGAACCGACCCCCACCCACGACCCGAAGCCAGCCGGCCGCTACATCGAGCTGGGCGGCATCATCGAGCGCCTCGAACGTGAAGACCCGGCACGCATCCTGCCGCTCGGCTTCGCCAACCCGCACTCGTTCCGGGGCGACTACGCCGATCTGGCGTTCGAGCCCGTCGAGAACATCAACGTGGGCGCCATGCTCGCCGCCGCCCGCTCCGCCCTCGGTGCGACGTTCGAGGGCTGGAAGGGCGGCGACTACACGATGCGCACCCACACCGACTGCTGGATCTCGTTGCGCGGCGAGGACAGCGACAACAAGATCGGGCCGCTCCTGCTCGAACTCCTGCTCGCCCAGCCGGAGGCGTCGTGATCACCATCCGCAACAGCCGGCACCTCGCCCGCGTCATCCGCCACCTCCGCGAAACCACGCACATGAGCCGCCGGGGCCTCGCCGGCCGGCTCTTCATCAGCCCGAAGAGCCTCGGCGACCGCGAGACGTTCCGGCGCGGCTGGGACACCGACTCCACCATCGACGTCGCTCGCGTCTTCGGCTTCGACGTCGCCCTGGTCCCCGCGCGGCACCCCGGCGCACGGTCTACCGGCACCGGATGGCCGGCATGAGCCAGCCCATCCCCGTCCGCGTGCTGCGCCACAAGTGCCCGCACTGCGGACGCACCGCCTCCCGGCCCGGCCGAGCCCGCGAACACATCGCCCGCTGCTGGCACAACCCCGACGCCAAGGGCTGCAAGACGTGCAAGCACTACCGGGGCTGGGCAGATGCCTGCGGCTGCGAGCCGGGCTGCAACTGGGGTGGCGAGCCGATAGCAGAGCACTGCGACGTCGGTGTGAGCCTCGCCGGACGTCCCGCCTGCTTCGGCTGCGGCGGATCCGGGTGGGCGGACACGAACGTCGGCGCCTCGGTGGAGTGCGGTCCGGAGCGCTCGGTCAACCACATTGGCGACGGCGCCGAGATCAAGCCCGGCCCCATCGTGGGCTGCGACCGATGGGAGCACGACGCATGAACTGGACACGCGAGCAGTTCGAGCAGGACCGGCAGCGCTACCAAGGCGACCTGGACAAGCTCCTGGCCCAAGGCCTCACCGACGGACACCCGCTGGTCGAGCGGCAGCGCAGGCGCATCGCCACCGTCGACCGCGTCCTCACCGACCCGGCCTACGGCCTGACCGAGGAGGCGTGACGTGGTGCGGACCGAGGACCAGCACCGATTCACCGTCGCGCCCGAAGAGGACGTCGACAACATCAACCTGATCATCACCTGCGAGCGCTGCGGCCACGGCATCTTCTGCGGCGGCCTCGCCACACTCGCCGACCTGATCGACGCCGCCGACGAACACACGGAGGTCTGCCGGTGACCGCGACGACTTGCGTGGTCTGCGAGAGGCCGGTACCCGACACGGCGTACGCATGCCCGTCGTGCGCCCTCAGACTCGCTCAGACGCTCCGAGAGGCTTCGGGGCATGCGGAGGACGCGGAAGCGGTTCTGGCCCGGCAGACGCGATATGGATCAGGTTCCCGGGGTGGTTCCAGCGATAGCCTGCCCGTAGATCTCACCGCCTCGACCCGGTACGCCGCGATCAGCCTCACCGTCGGCGGCTGGATGCGGGTGCTCATCGAGGAGGGCTACGCGCCCGAGCCCGACGCATGGAGGCCGCTCGCCGGAGCGCTGTGCCCGCCCGCACGGCCCGGCGACGAACCCCGCCGCGGCAACCGCTGCACGCACGGCTCGTGCATCGCCATCCGCGACCAGGGCGCACCCTCAGCGCTGGCCCAGGCCCTGACCTGGCTCTCCGCGCATTGCGGCCAGCTCCGCAAGCACCCGGCGGCCCGGGAAGCGTTCGCCGAGCTGCACGACGCGTGCGCGCAGCTGGAGCGACTGGTCGACCGCCCGGCGGACAAGGTGCTGGTCGGCGTGTGCGACTGCGGCAAGGTCCTCTACGCCGCCCTCGGCCGGACCGCCATCCGCTGCCCCGACCCGTGCGGCGCCACCTGGAACGTCTCCGACGGCCTCGACATCCTGCGCAAGCACCTCGACGGCCGCCTGTTCACCGCCGCCGAAGCCGCACCCCTCGCCGTGCGACTCACCGGCGCCGACCGCTCCACCGAACAGGTCCGCAAGCTCATCAACGCCTGGTCGGCTCGGGGCCTGATCGAACGGCGCGGCGAGGTCATCGTCCAGCTCGACGGCTACGACGAGGACGGCCTACCGAAGACCCGCACCGACGGCCTGTACCGGTTCGGTGACGTCGCCGACCGGCTCGCGACCACACCCACCCGCACACCACGCGACCGCGAAGGAGCAGCAGCATGACCCAGGAGCGATTCGCCTGCACGCTGTGCGGCAGCACCGAGCCGCATGGACCGCACGACGACCGTAGGCAGCACCTCAACCAGGCCGGAGTCGACGCCATCCCGGTGGTCACCAGCAGCACACCGCCGCCCGTGCCCGCGCCGCCCTCCGGTGGCGGGTACATGCCCGGTCCCATGTCGCCAGCCGAGGGCGACGCCTTCCGCCGCCACGGCGAGTTCGATGCGCTGACCACCTGGGACCAGGCCGTCCGTCACGCATCCGAGCAGGCCAGACGCACCGGCATACGGCAGCGCGTGGTGCGGGTCGCGAGGTCGAACGGCCGCTACTGGTACTGGTGGCGCAACGCCGACCAGGCCACCGAGATGGGAGCATGACGAGATGAGCGAGCCAACCCTGTGGCTATCCTCCGACTGCCTGCTCTCGAAGTACGGCTTCAACGACGGCGACGAGCCGGACGCATTCTGGGACTGGCGCGAAGAGCGCGGCGTCGAGGACATCGCCTGGCACCCGACGCTGCGCCGCATCGTCCGCGAGCACCTAGTGCCGAAGCTCGACCAGCGCGTCGAGGTCTACGACATCGAGACCATCCACAACCCGATCCGGGCGTCAACCGTGGATGGCGTGGACATCGACGACCTCGCCGACCACCCCGATGGGATGCTCACGCCGGACGGCGTCGAGGTGCGCTACTCCGAGGTGCTGCGCATCGCCCGCGAGGTGAGCGCGTGAGGTGCTGGTGGTGTGGCGTCGAGCCAGACGCGCTGTACGACGTCACCGCGTTCGGCGACGAAGAGCCGCAGTACCTGGCCAAATGGCCGCGCGGTGGTGACCACGAGCACGCCGAGCGGCAGCCCACGCCAGGCCAGATGGAGCAGGCTGGGCACGAGACGCTCATGCGGATCCGGACTCAGGTGTGACGTGGACTGGAGCCTGATCGCCTACACGGCGGCAATCGGCATCCCGTGGTGGCTGTGGACGCTGGTGGCCGCACGCGCAATCCTGCGGCACTACGGTCGAGGTGACACGCTGCGACCGTAGTTGACGGGCTTGATCACGGACAGTACTGTCACCGCCAAGCCCCGACGGACCCAGTCTGCCCAGGGGCAGGACATCGAGCCCTCGCCACCGTGCGAGGGCTTCGTTGTATCCGGGAGGTGCCGGTGATGCTGCGCTGGCGCCACGGACGCCTCGAATACCGCAGCGGTCGGTCATGGCGACCGAGCCGCACGCTGCGGCTCTGCTCCAGCCGAGGCAACCGTGGCACCGTGCAGCTCCAGCTGGTCGGATAAGCGCAGATGGTGCTACGGATGTGCGGCTGCACCGCATGCGGTGCGCACGACGGTAGCTGTGACGAGCTGGTCAACCATGGACGGTGCGACGCATGCCGCAGGCCATCCACACCCAAGCGCCCACACAGGGAGCGCAGGCCAGGCTATGGCAGCGCAGAGCGCACACGCAGGGCCGAGGCTGTGCGTACGTGGCGGGCTGAACATGGGGACATCTGCCCGGGGTGGGGCATTCCAGCACATGCGAGCGCAGACCTGACAGCAGACCACGACACAGCAGTGGGCGCAGGTGGGGCAGAGGGCGGGCCCTTGAGCGTGCTGTGCAGGTCATGCAACGGACGCAAGGGCTCGCGTACCTGATCACCACACCCCCGGGGGTCAATGTCCGTTTGGTCCTTCCGTCGTGACCCCATGTACTTACCCCGCTCGGATTGTGTACGCGTCTGCCACCGTACGTAGTCGAGATCACCGATTTCGTGACTGGAGGTAGTTGTGGCTGGTCGTGGACCCGCACCGAAGGACCCTGCGAAGCGGCGTCGGCGCAACGCGGACCCGGTCCCAACGACCGTGGTGTCCGCCGACGGCCAGGTCCGCGGCCCGGACCTGCCGACCGATATCGACTGGCCCGAGCGGACCCGCCGCTGGTGGGAGACATGGCGCACGAGCCCGCAGGCGAAGAGCCTCACCGAGACAGACTGGGACTTCCTGCTCGACACGGCGTTGCTGCACGCGCGGCTGTGGGCCGGAGACGGCAAGGTGGCCGGCGAGCTGCGGTTGCGAGTGGCGAAGTTCGGGGCGACCCCGGAGGATCGGGCCCGGCTGCGAATGCAGATCGACGCCGACGCCGACGAACAGCCGGGGGCCGCGGGTCCGCAGGCTCCAGGGCGGTACGGCCACCTACGCGACGTGTCGGCGTAGTCGATGCCGTGGCGCGGCCCGCAGCACGAGGACGACTTCCCGTCGCTGGGCTGGATGCTGCTGGACTGGTGGTCTGACCACCTGGCCAACCCGCGTGACGAGAACGACGCCCTGGTCCTGACCGACGAGCAGGCGCTGATCCTCGTCGAGTGGTACGCCCTGGACCCGCGCACCGGGCAGTTCCTGCACCGCCGCGGCGCATCCCGCCGGTCGAAGGGCCGCGGGAAGTCGCCGATCGAGGCAGCCAAGGCCATAGCCGAGCTGGCCGGGGACGTCATCCCGGACGGCTGGGACGCGAACGGCGAGCCGGTCGGCCGGCCATGGGGCACGAAGGGCGCACCGCCGCCGTGGGTGCAGATCGCCGCGGTGTCGGAGGATCAGACCGAGAACACGTACGGGGCGATCTACGAGTTCCTGACCGCGAACGACGGCCAGGCGGCCGACGAGCTCCGCATAGATGCCGGCCTGACGCGCTGTTACCTGCGGGACCGGCCGGGCAAGCTGGAGCCGGTCACCGCGGCGGCCGGCACCCGCGAGGGTCAGCGGGTCACCTACGGGGTGCTCGACGAGACGCACCTGTGGCTGCCGTCGAACGGCGGGAAGCGGCTGGCGAACACGCTGCGACGCAACGTCGCGAAGATGGGCGGCCGTACCTACGAGACGACGAACGCGTTTGTGCCGGGCGAGGAGTCGGTGGCCGAGGGCACGCACAAGGCGGTCCTGGGTGGGGCGCCGGGTATCTACTACGACGCGGTCGAGGCGCCTGAGGTGAAGGCCGAGGACCCCGACGACGTGCTCAGGGATGCACTGCAGGTCGCGTACGGGGACGCCTGGTGGGTGGACCTGGACCGGATCGTCGCCGAGATCCGCGACCCGGAGACGTCCTGGGAGGACGCCGAGCGGTTCTACTTCAACCACAACGTCGACGACCGGCACAAGGCGGTCCCGTCGAAGCTGTGGACGGCACTGGCTCGACCGGCCGTGGTGGTGCCGGCCGGCGCGCGGATCGGGCTGGGCTTCGACGGGTCGCTGTCGGACGACACGACGGCACTGATCGGCACCTGGATCGACCCGGACGGCGTGCCGCACGGCTTCGAGATCGAAGTGTGGTCGCGGCCGGCGAAGGCGCCGAAGACGTGGCGGGTGCCGCGGGCGGAGATTCGCGCAAAGGTCGTCGAGACGTTCGGCTACTACAACGTGGGCCGGATGCTGTGCGACCCGGCGAAGTGGCAGACAGAGATCGAGTTGTGGGCCGAGGAGTTCGGCGAAGAGGTCGTCCTGTTCTTCGACACGAACCAGCCGACCCGGATGTGGCGTGCCTGCGACCGGTTCGCGACGGCGATCGAGACTCACGCCTACTCGCACGACGGGTCGTCGACGTACACCGCGCACGTGCTGGCGATGTACCGGCGCAAGGTGCGGGTGCGCGACGAGGACGACGACGGCCGTACGAAGTTCGTGTACGTCAAGGGCCCCGATCGGGCCAAGATCGACGGCGGCATCGGCGGCGTGCTGGCCCTTGAGGCCGCGCAGACCATGCCGGTCGTCGAGAAGCCTCCCGCGCCGGCGACCGCCCGAGCCCCGGTCGGCGCGCAGACGAACATGTTTCGGCCGGTCGGCCGACTCAGCCTGTGAAGGGGAAGCTCGTGGAGCTGCACATCCGGGTGCCGCGCGTGCCGTCCGGCATGTTCGCGAACCTGCTCGGCCTGGCCGGGCTGATCGCGGTCGCCCTGGCCGTCGGCGGCCTGACGGGCTCGTGGTGGTGGTCGGTGCTGGTCGGCGGCGTGTTCGCCGTCGGGCTGTCGTACATAGCGCAGACGCACGCGGCGGCGGATGCTGCCGTGCCGGTCGCGGCGGCGCGCACGCAGCCTGCGGTCCGCGCGGTGCCCACCCCGGTGAGTGCGTGACCGGATGAGGCCGCTGCTCGTACCCGCGCGTCGCCCGGTCCGCGTGGCCGAGGCGATCATCGACCAGGTGGCCGCCACCGGTGGCGGCCTGGGCGGGTACGGCCGGGACCCGATCGACGGCGACGTCGGCTACCGGCGGGCCGGATCCGGCAACCGCGAGGTGCCGTACTGGACGCGGGAGAAGGCCCGGGACTACTCCGTCACCGCGTACCGCAGCAACCCGATGGCCACGGCCATCATCGACACCTACACGAGCTTCTGCGTCGGGGACTCCGGCGTGTCCTGGCAGGCGACAAACCCGGACGTCGGCGACATCGTCCGGGAGTTCTGGGACGACCCGGCGAACCGGGTCGGCGAGATCCAGGAGATCGAGCTGCGGTCGCAGCTGCTGCTCGGCGAGAAGCTCCAAGAGCTGATGGTCGCCGAGCACTCCGGTGTGGTCCGGTTCTGCCCGATCGAGCCCGCGACCATCAAGGACATCGGCCTGCGGTACGGCAACCCGCTGTGGCCGAGCAAGGTTCTCCTGCCGCCAGCTCCGGACTCCGAGGAAGACCGGCTCTGGGACCTCGTGCAGGTCGACGACGAGACCGGCCTGCGTGACGGCCGGGCCATGTTCTGGGCGCCGTGGCGCACCCTGGACACCGACAAGCGCGGCATGCCGTTCCTGACGTCGATCCTCGACTGGCTGGACTCGTACGACACGGTCCTGTCCAACCTGATCGACCGGACCACGCTGGCCCGCTACATGGTCTGGGACGTCGAGGTGCAAGGCGGCCAGGACAAGGTCGACGAGTTCGTGTCCGCACGCGGTGGCCTGCACCCGCCGCCGTCCGGATCGATCGAGGTCCACAACGACGCGGTCACCTGGAAGGCGCAGACGGTCAGCACCGGGGCCATGGAGGACGCGGCGGCCAACCGCAGCGTGCTGACGAACATCGCCTCCGGCGTCGGCCTGGCCAAGACCTGGCTCGCCGAACCCGAGGACGCGAACCGGGCCACCTCGCTGACGATGGCCGAGCCGGTGCGCCGCCGCGTCGGCTCCCTGCAGAAGGTCTGGCTCGCGCAGCAGGCCGAACGGGTCCGGTTCGTCGTCGACCGGGCGGTGGCCGCGCGCAGGCTGAAGCCGATGGTCGACGCGACTGACCCGCGCACCGGGGAGACCACGCAGATCCGGGCGTCGCAGGCGGTCATCGTCACCGGCCCGGAGATCGCGGCCGCCGACAGCCAGATCACCGCGCAGGTGCTGCTCAACCTGTCCACCGGTCTGGAGAAGCTCGTCGCGATCGGCGCGCTATCCGAAGAGGCGTCGGCGCTCGCGGCGCGTAAGGCGTGGGAGGACTACGTCGGCGTGCCCTACACGGCCGAGCTGAACTCGCCGGCTGCGAACCCCGACGACGTGGCCGAGGTGGTCGAGTCGGCGCGCCGGGTCCGCGAGCGCCACCGCGCCGGCGGGGACCGCGACTACATCCGCGACGGCGACGGTAAGTTCGCGCGCGCCCCGGGCGTCGGCCTCCCGGGGATGTTCGGCTCCGGCAGCACTGGACGGAGCGGACCCACGGCGGGACCGGGCCCGGATCCGCTGAAGCTCGCAGGCCGGATCCGGCTGGCCCCCGGTGAGACCTTCGCGGGCAGCGCCCGCGTGTCGGACAGCAACGGCGACTGCACGGTCGTGATGGCCCGCATTGACGGTCCGACCGGGACGAAGATCCGCCTCGGTCTGGTGGATCCGCAGGATGTCCGGCGGTGGCGCGCCGAGGACAAGGGCCGCACGGTCGAACTGGACGTCCACGGCGCCAAGCAGTTGCGCGACGCGGTCAGCAGCGCTCCTGCGGACGGCAAGAAGAGCGTCAGCGACTACCGCGCAGCCTTGCGCGCGGACGCTGCCGCCGGCAAGCCGCAGAGCGAATGGGTCGACGTCGAGGAAAAAATCTCCTCCGGCGCCATCGGCGGGCGGTGGGGTCAGCTGGCTTGGAGCCTCGACCGCGAGGAGGGCGACTTCTACACGCTGCCCGGCGGGGAGGAGTGGGTCGGCGGGGAGTGGTCGCTGAGCATCAATCCCATCCAGGACGGCGCTCCGGCCCTGCGGTTCGATCCCTTTGACCTGAGGTCTGCGGCTGGGGTCAAGAAGCTGCAGCAGGCCTTGGACGACTTCATCAGAGATGCGGCATGACCGGGTTGGAGAGATAGGCAATGGACGACATTGAGCACTTCGCCCGACTGCTGGGCATGAAGCCGCACCGGGAGGTGCTGGAGGTCGTGTCGGTCGACGAAGGGCACGCGGTGCGCACCCACGACGGGCAGTGGACCTTGGTCCGTGATGACGGCACCCGGGGTTTACCGGGTGGCCGACCCGCACGCCCCCTGGTCGACGCCGACGAGGCGACTGAGGCGATGCTGCAGGGCTTCCACGGCGAGCCCCAGCCTGAGGACGAGCCGGCCCTGAAACCCGCAGCGAAGCGTCGGGGCCGGGCATGACCTCGCCGACCACCGAGGCGGCGTACGTGCCTCCGCACGTCCCTGCCGGCGGTCCGACGGGCGGCCAATTCGCCGCAGGCGGCGCCGGTGCGACTGGGGCGAGCAAGTCCACCCCCGCGAAGGCCGCGGCAAAGAAGGGTGACGGCGAAACCCTGTCCTTCGATGCGAAGTCGGGCCGCGGCGCCGGCTACGGCAAGAAGGTCGGCGACGCCCGGGTCTCCAAACTTCAGACCGCGCTGAACCGGCTGGGCCTCACCGACTCCGCCGGCAAGAAGCTGGCGGTGGACGGCAAGCTCGGGCCGCTGACCACGCAGGCGGTGAAGGCGGCGCAGCGCAAGCTCGGCCTGCCCGCCGACGGCAAGGTCACCCCGGCACTGCTGGCCCAGCTGACCTCCGCGAAGACGCTGACCAAGGCGCCAGTGAAGGCGGTCGCGAAGACCGCGGTCAAGGCCGCCCCGGGCAAGGCTCCGGCCACCAAGGCGGCGACACCTGCCGCCAAGAAGGCCGTGCCCGCGAAGAAGGCCGCACCAGTCAAGGCCATGCCCGCGAGTCGCCGCGGCCAGTCACGAGAGGCCGAAATGACCGTAGAGACCGAGCCGGTGGAGAGCGTCGACCGCATCGACGGCCGGGTCCTCGAAGCCAGGGACGACGGCGCCGACGGCGGCCGGGTGTTCCGCGTCCGCATCATCAGCGCGGGCGACTCCAAGAACGGCCGCCGCTACCCGGCGACCGTACTCCGGGAGGCCACCAGCCTTTACCAGGGTGCGAAGGCGTATGACCATCACCGGTCGGCGGAAGAGCTGCGCAGCTCCACCATCACCGGCCTGGTCGGCTACTACCGCAACGTCGAGGCCACCGACGAAGGCCTCGACGGGGACCTGTGCCTGCTACCCGGCGCCAGCCATACGGCGGAGGCGCTGGACGCGACGATCGCCGCCCAGGCCGCCGGCCTGCCGCCGCTGGTCGGCATCTCGCATGACGCGATGACCTACACCCGGCCCCTGACGGTGGGCCGGCGTCGCATGCAGGAGGCCGTGGCCATCACCAAAGTCAACTCCGCCGATGTGGTCGCTG